GCTTTGCCAGCCATGTACTCATCGTCGCTAACCCCTTCGTTAGCATTGGGCCGGGCATTGAACTTGGCGAGGACCTTGCCAATCATTGGCAACATAACGTGCCCTTGGATTGCTCCAGCAGGCACGAAATGTTTGGACAGAAAGTGGCAACTTGACAATCGGGGTGACATGGTAGCTTTCGCTACCATGCACGCGTCCCGAGCCACCTTCTGATAATGGCGAGCTCCTCTACGAACTCTGCTCCGAAGAACAGCAAGCATGTCATCGCCAAGGATGACGACGTTAGGCTTATCAACCTTGTACAACTTTACCCAAGAGTAGAAGATGCACAAGTTCCAAAATGAGTTGCGAAAAGTTGTATCGGTAGCCCCGGTGGCTAATTGATGCTCAGCGACGGCGGACACGCCGTACTTCGTGTTGTACACTGAGTAAGACCGGGAAGCTTGGCGATGCAACTTGCAAAACCATTTTGGGCACCCCATACGATGCATGAGCATCAACTCCAGGTCCAGGACGTCACTGACTTGAGTTGCGTCATTGGAGGAGAAGTCTGCTTCGATGCAGCTTTTGGCTGTGAAGTCACCTTCAAGGAACGAGGTGACCTCAGGGGTGTGTTGCTTATAAGCAAACATCACTTTGCACGATTTCACATTGGTTTCACAGGCTTTGAGTCTTGTCATTAGCTCTGTGAATATTGGCCCGCTGACACAATTGTAAACGTCAGACCCTTTGAATATGACTCTCGGGGCGACGGTGTCATGCGGCTTGACCAATGCTTCAATCTTGGTGAACAGCTCTTTCGAAGCGTATTCACGCACGGAGTGGCTGGAAAGGAGTCCGTAAGCCTTGACCATCCGAGCTTGTTTCTCGGAATCGAATTGACTATTCCAGGCTTCGAACAGGTCCACATCCCAGTCAAAGCTGGGCATTGGCTTTGGGACAAGTTCGCGGACTAATTGGCGGCTCCGGCCGCGTATTTGCGGGGTGATGTTGCCTGTCGGCAAGTTATTGACTCTTTTGTTGAAAGCCGATAAGAAGTCATTTCTTGAACTAGTTGCCAGATAAGGGATCTTATCACGGATGACGGGCCCCAGGTATCCCTGGGCTTGGTTGCCAATCGTCTCGCCGCGAGCAAGCGTGTTGCCGTCCGAGATTCGTGCTCGGATCTTGAGACCAAACCGCTTGCTAGGTTGGCTGCGGTGGTCTGGGTCGCCCCTGGTGGCACGAGAAACGTGGTACCGGCCCTGCGGGCGCATGGTGTTGGTTTAGCTTGGGCTTGTGCACAGGCTTTGGCTGGGGCTTTGGCTTTGGCAAGTTGTAGCCGTT